CCTGAACAAAGAAGACGAGGTGGTGCTTGGTTTTGACGGCTCATTCAGCAACGACTCGACCGCGATCGTCGCCTGCCGTGTGGCAGACAAGGCGCTCTTCGTGCTTGGGCATTGGGAGCGCCCGCTGGACTCCGAACTCAACTGGCGCGTGCCGGTGGAAGAGGTGGAAGCCAAGATGCTGGAACTCTGCCGCAGCTTCAACGTCAAGGAGATTGTCTGCGACCCATTCCGCTGGCAGCGGTCAATGGAGGCGTGGCAGCAGATGGGCTTGCCTGTGGTTGAGTTCCCGCAAACGCCTTCTCGGATGGTCCCAGCCACGGCCGCCTTCTACGATGCGGTGGTGAACCAGCAGATCAAACACGACGGCAATCCCTCGCTGGCTCGCCACGCTGCAAATGCCACGCCGTATTATTCCCGCAATGGGCTTATGATTCGGAAAGAAAGCAAGACCTCGCTCAAGCGCATAGACTTACTCGTCGCAGGACTTATGGCACATAGTCGAGCGGGTACACTTGGAAGCGCGCCTGCGCCTAAGCCACGGGCTGAAGTGAAGTGGATTGACTTGTAGGGAGACTGATGGGCATTCTTGATCGCGTCTTCGGACGCAGCGAGCCTGAGGAAAAGCGTTTCATCGGCGGTCAGTGGTTAGCGCAAGAAGCATCATCAAGTGCGGCTGGCGTCCTTGTCACACAAGAGAACGCCACCAGCATTGGTGCGGTCTACGCCGCAGTGAAGCTCTACGCCGACACGATCGCTGGACTTCCGTGGGATACCTATATTCGCATTGACGGAACGCGCCGACCATACCGTCCGCGTCCGCGCTGGATGGACTTCCCGATTCCGAACAATCCGAACTTCACATCCTTTGAGTTCAAGCATCGCGTCGTGACCTCGCTGCTGCTAGACGGCAACGCCTTCATCCTTTGCCTGCGAGACTCATCCGACAATGTGATTGAGACCCGCGTCCTTGATCCGCAGAAGGTGGAGATCAGGAGCGGTCAGTTCGGTGAGCCGGTTTACTACATTGAGACAACCGAAGGCGCGATCACGCTAACAACCGCAGAGATCATTCACATCCCGCTGTTCGCCACTGGCGAGCATCATCGCGGGCTGTCACCGATCGAGCATCACAAGGTGACGCTCGGACTTGCAAGCGCCACGCAAATCTTCAGCGCAAAGTTCTACGAGAACAATGCAAGCGTCGGCGGTCTGATCAAGGTGCCAGGCGAGTTGACGCAGGATCAGGCAGAGGCGCTTCGCACTGGCTTCGGTCGCCGACACGGTGGTGTGGACAAGGCGTGGCGAGTGGCCGTGCTAACTGGCGGCGCAGACTATCTGCAACTCGGCGCAAAGATCAGCGACCTGCAGCTCGTGGAGACGATGCACTACGGCGTGGAAGCCATCGCTCGCATCTACGGCGTGCCGCTCCATATGCTCCAGTACCCAGGCGGCAACACCTCCTACGCATCTGTCGAGTTGATCGGCATTGAGTGGCTGCGACTCGGACTTGGACCAATGATCGCGCGCCTTGAGGCGTCGTTCCAGCGCATCGTGCCAGGAGCCGAGCAGACCTTCTTGAAGTTCACGCTTGACGGCTTGCTGCGAGCGACGACGCAGGAGCGATACAACTCCTACGCGACCGCGCTGAACAATGGGTTCCTGTCGGTCAACGAAGTCCGCGCACTTGAAGATCGTTCGCCGGTGGACGGCGGCGCAGAGTTCTGGAAGCCGCTCAGCATCGGGACGCTGAATGAGACGGAGCCGACAGAGTAATGCCGTACTTCGTCACGGATCAGTCGCCAGACTGCAGCGGTTGGGCGACCGTCAAGGAGGACGGCGAGGTCATCGGCTGTCACGACAGCAAGGAAGATGCGCTCGCGCAGATGGTTGCCGTCTCACTCGGCGAAGGCATTGAGCCAGGCGGTGACTATGTTGCCGCGCGCGTTCTGCCTGATAACTACCGACCAGCACTCTCGCCTGACGTGCCAGAAGGCCGCGCCTGCGGCAACTGCGTCTTCTACAACGAAGCAAAGGTTGAAGGCGACAAGGCGTACTGCGAGAAGTGGGATGACTATGTAAGCGGCGCCTACTACTGCAATGCGTGGCAGCCTGACGATGGCGGCGAGGACGACGACGAGATGCGCGTGCTGATTGACGTGCCGCAATACATTCAGGAGGCAGCCGAGAAGGGTCTGACCTACGAACGCAACGGCTTCGCTGGCGAGGGCTTGACCGACCAGACCGTTGAAGAGGCGCGGCAGCTGCGCGCTGGACAAGTTGAGGATGACAAGGTGACAAGGATGCGGGCGTGGATTCTGCGACACCGTGGCGACTGGGAAGGCGTACCGCGCAACAACAATCCAGACGACGAAGACTTCCCAGGACCAGGCGCGGTTGCCGCGTATCTTTGGGGCGTTGATCCCACAGCAGAGAACGGCGCAGATCGCGTCCTAGAATGGGCAGACGGCGTCCTCGCGCCGCTAGACACTGAAGAGAGGTTTGACGTGAAAGAACTTGAGACGCGCGCTCTTCCGATGGGCGACTTCACCGTCCGAGAAGACGAAGACGGTCAGAAGACCTTCACCGGCTACGCCGCGCTCTTTGGCGCACCGTCGGCTGGACTTCCGTTCACCGAGGTCATCGCTCCAGGCGCCTTCCGTCGCACGCTCTCGCGCGTTGCTGACGGCAAGAAGATTGTCTCCTTCCTCTTTGGACACGACGAGAGCCGCGCACTTGCAACGACCGCAAGCGGCCGACTTGAACTCACCGAAGATGAGCGCGGCTTGAAGGTTGAGGCTCGCCTTGATCCAGCCGACCCAGATGCCGCAGGCGTGATCAGCAAGCTGACGCACGAGGCTCGCGCGATGGGAATGTCCTTCGGCTTCACGATCCCGAAGAACGGCGACTCGTGGGACGAGGACACGCGCACGCTGCGCGAAGTGAATCTGTTTGAGGTGAGCGTCCTCTCCGCAGGACAGACTCCCGCCTACCCAGCAACGCTGGGCTTGACCTCCGTTCGCAAAGTCGCGTCCCGAATGGGCGTAGACGGCGACCGGCTTATCTCAGCCATCGAGTCCTTGAAGTCGGCGCAACCGCTGACCGAAGAGGACGTCGAGGTGATTGAAACCGTCACGGAGAAGTTGGCTCCGAAGCGCACAGTGCTGGACCCGTCCATCGCTCGCGCCAAGTTGCTGCTCGCCGAGATGGAATCAGAAACGCTCTAGAAGCCACGAGACCCCGCCCCGCTGCGCTAGTACGCAAGCCCGCGATCAGGTCATCCCGCTAGGCGAGCCGCAACATTGTGGAAACCAATAAAAAAGGAGACAGAAATGTCAGACGTTAGGAAGCTACACGAGAAGCGTGCTTCCCTCTTGACCGAGGCTCAGTCCATCGTGACTGACCTTGCCGAGAAGGGCGAGTCGCTTGAGGGCGAGTCACAGGCTCGCTTTGAGAAGTTGACCTCGGAGGCTGCAACGGTTGCGGCCGCGATCCGTTCGGAGAAGGATGCCAGCGAAGCACGAAGCGCTGCTGATGCAGTTCGCGCTGAGTACGCCACGGCAATCGCTCCTAAGGTCGAGAAGTCCGAAGGGTCAAACGACGAACTCCGCGCACTTGCTCGCTTGGGCGGGTCGCAGACGTTCGAGTACCGCGATGTCTCACGCAGCACTGGCCTGGGCAACCCAGTCACCATTGCTGACCGCGTGAACGTTGTTGCGGCACAGTTCAACCCATTCATTGACCCAGCGATCGTCACGGTCGTTCGCACAAGCACCGGCAACAACATTCAGTTCCCACGAGTCACGGCTCTTGGAACCGCTGGATCAGTTGCTGAGGCTGGCACGATCGGCGAGTCGGACGGAACGCTCAGCGCGCTGTCCCTCACGCCAGTCAAGTACGCGACCATCATTCAGGTCACCGAAGAGCTTGCCGAAGACGCAGCCTTTGACCTGAGCGCGATGATCGCCGAGAAGTGCGGCGCGGAAGTCGCAGTTGCTCACGGTGCCTTCGCTGGTACCGCTGTTGCCGCTGCTGCAACCGTTGGCGCAACTGGCTCAGGCACCGTTTCAGTGAACCCAACCTATACCGACCTTGCGAAGCTCAAGGCGTCTGTGAACCAGGCGTACCGACGCGCTCCTAAGGCTGGCTGGTTGATGAATGACACCACGCTCGGTGTGGTCACTGGTCTCGTTGATACAACGGGCCAGCCGATCTTCCGCGCAGGTGACGCGAATGTGGCAGACCGACTCCTCGGAGCGCCTGTCTACAGCGCAGCACTCATTGACCTGACCGATGACACCGCAGGCGCAATCCTGTTCGGTGACCTCGGACAGATTTACACGGCCCTCGTTGGCGGTGTTCGAGTTGAAGTTTCCCGCGAGTTCGCGTGGAACCTCGGCCTGATCTCCTACAAGGTGGAAGTTCGTGGCGCGACGGGCCTTGCTCAGACAACGGCCGTCAAGTCGTACAAGTCAGCCAACGTTTCCTAATCAGTAGGCGAC